ATGAAATCTGATGTTAAGAAGTCACCTAAAGGCAAACATCTGAAAGCAATATTGCGAAGTCGAGGTCTAATGGTGAACTATGACCGAGGTAATGGCGGGATAAGGGTTCAAGTCCCTTGGTTTCATTTAAAAGCTTAAAAGCCACTTAAACATTGTTTAAGTGGCTTTTAAATATCACATTCACTCCTTTACGTACCACGCTAGGGCAAAAATATCCGAGGGACTGAATGTAAAGCCTTCGCGGGGCTCAAAATCAATACTTATTTCATTGATTTTAACATGGTATTTTAGAAAGAAACCCTGAACTTCAATACTATATTCTCGCGCTTCTTGGATCGCCTGGCAAACCTCAGCAGATGGTAATACTATTCTCATACCACTAAGATAAAATCTATTAACAACCACACCTTACGGTTTACCATAATACTGTTTTTGCGTCATTCTAATAATCAAAATATCTATTATATAGACTATTTGCTACAAATCTAGCCATTATATTTACTGAGGGCTGAGTTACGGTTAGCGATGCCATATGAACATTATCAACCAACAACTTATGATTATCAACGCCATTAACATCTTTATAATCCCATAACATTACTTGATTACTTTCTCCCCATGCGTCAATAATTGGTATTGATAAACGATTAGCTGTCCATTTATAATCCCTTACACACGCACGCTGTTGAAATAATGCATGAGCTGTAGATTGGATTGGTGTAACTATAAAAAACTTAACGCTAGGAAACATCGTCCCCAATCTCTGAACTATATATCTTAAGGCTCCGGGTATTTTTGATAAACGAATATTTTCCAACGGAATCAATCTGTTATCATTATAAATTGGCAAATCATTCTGTAAGAAAAATGATTCTTCAATATATTTATCATAGCTTTTATTTGCTGCACTAATTTCAGAATCTGTGATATACCTCGGTGTTGATTGCCCAAAATCATTGGTACACCCACAAATTATTACAATGTCAGGAGCTGTAAGTGTTGACCCCTGAACGTTATAATCGTTTATGAAAATCTCCAACTGGCGAAGGAAAGATGTTGATCCACCTGTTGCTAGCGCTGTACCTGTAAGTCCGCTTGTATCTGTCAATGTATATCCTCCAGATGCATAGTTGTAAAATTTAGCGGGTCGAACAATATCTAAAAATCTACCAACCCATCCACCGGTTGTACCACGCAATTTATCACCCGAATAAGGAACGGTGCTCTGCGCAAAACCTGTATTTTCAATACTTGTACCAAACATTAAAATCGTTTTCTTTGATAGTTCCTTGGATACAGGTTTTTCTTTTTTGACGATTTCTGCTACTTTTGCTTGATTCAGCTGTTCATAGCCATTCTCTGGAAATATTATTTGTCTAAAATTTTCCGAATTAAAGAAATAATGTACTGATGTAGAAATTGTTTCAAAATTCGTCACTGACGTTGTACCTTTTGCAACCTCATATCTGACAAATGCGGCTAATGGAGGTGCCGTAATGGAAAATAATTTGGCAACCATACTTGTATTAACCGCTCTATCTTCCGACGGCATTGCTGATATGAAATTAATAATTGACATGTTTTTATCATAAAAAATAGCGCCATGATCTCCACCAAAAGAAAAATAGTTTCCATATATATTATATTTACCTCCTGGTTGAACTGGTATTAAATTGCTCACCCAACCACCTCCACCTTGTGCATTTGCTCCAATACCTAATGCCTGTACTTCATAACCTTTAAAATATCCATTACTCAAATTTGTACTTATTGCATAAGTCTGTTTAAGTTCATATCCAGGGATTTCATTAGTAACTTGTTTTACTACTGCCTTTGTTATATCATTAGCACTAGCAAATGATAACATTAAGAACTTTGCATCTCTTGGCACAATATGGCTGAAAGGTGCAATACGGGAATTTTCCATTGATGCTATTTTGCTTCCTTGAGCATCAGTCCAAAATCGTCCCTCATTAGCATTACCAGAATCAACGAGTAAGTTTTCAAAATCAATTCTAGTACCAGGTGTTACATCAATCGCTTTTAAACGGACTCGACCAGGTACCGAACTGATCACATATCCTGGAGCAGCAGCAGCAACTGTATATCGTTCATTTGAACCGATTACTTGTTCTTCGAGAACAATTTGTTTGTTAACAAACTGAACACCGCTTAGTAATACTGGTGCATTTCCCCATTTTGACGGGTTTGTTGAAGGGCTTTCACCTTTAGCAGCTAATTCAGAAGATTCCCACACCGCAGATAGAAAAAAAACTTGACTACCAGTTGGGTAACCACCTTCTTTTAAGGGATTGAATTTTTCAATAGTTTTGCCATTTGATCCTTTCGGTATAGGTGATTCATCTTGTTTTTTCCATAATTTTAACGATCCTGACCAAAACATTACCGCTAAACTATCCTTGGTGATTGCAAATGGGGTTCCCTTATATGTTAATGTTCGACCATTCTCGCCACCCAAAACCTCAACATATTTATTTTTGTCAGCTAGTTCAGGTAGTTCATTCCCAATAATCTCAATAGCTGAGTCATCCGTCCATCCTTCGATATTAGCTGCCGGTATCTTACCATCCTTGTGAAAGAATGAATCGATCATATCACCAAAATTACTTCCTGTTGGCATTTTAAATGCCGAGAAAAAGTTTTTTAAAACACTGATTGGTTGTTTCATTATAAAGTTATTAAGGTGATTGAAAAATTGAAAAACCATTTGGTGTTTTCCGGTGCACTAACTGGGAAAGTTAAATTTTGTGAAAATTGACCTTTATTCATATTTCTCACAGTTGGATCTGGACTATCACCTACTTTAGTTAAATTGTACATATTTCCGTACATCGTCATAACTGTTTCACCTATATTAGGATATCCAGTAACTCCGATCGCACCTTGAGTACCCGTAAATACATAAGTAAAGGTTATACTTCCTGTAAGCACTACTAATTTACCCATGCGAAACATGAAGCATTTACAGTCAGCAGGATCAATAACGTTATAAGCATTGTCAGATATAGGTGTCCACTCGACAACATCTTGATCTCTGATCCGATCGGCGATGTCCAACATGTTAGACACACGTTTTAAAGAATCAAAATCAAGCACGCCCCCAGTCGCTGCCATTTTTGCGACACGCGTTGTATATACCGGCTTACTGATACCGTCCTCAAATGTTTTTTCCGTTACTGTTTCCTCAATTACTAGACGGGCTAATTTAGCGCCTCCAGTGAATGGTAGAACTTCACCTGCAATAACTACTGTTCCATTTGCAACATTGCCGCCTGCGACCTCGCAGCCATTCAGAATATAATTCTGACCGCCCAAGCCTGCTAAACCTGCCAATGAACCATAAGCGGATTGCAAAAAGGAGAATGTATTTGTTTCTAAAGGGAAACCACCTGTCTGTTCAAAGTTCACCTTATTCATATCGTATTGTATATTTTGTACCTGCCAATTTGTATTTGTTAATCATCGCTTTCATACGTGCATCCTCTGCAACATTGTTCAGAACTTCGGGTGCTATCACAACGAATCCTGTCGCGAATCGAAGCTCAGCACTTGTGAAAATTGGACGCTCACCTAAAAACACCGGTTGCTGTTCACCTTCCGTAAACACGTATGTACGCGGATGCAAATTTGAATCTTCAATTTTTATCGATCGATCACCTGCATCAAAGTAATCGTTGAGTATTTTTCTTATGCTGAATACCTGGGGCGTTACAGCAAGATCCTTATTGTGATCATTACGCATGCTCAAGAAAATAAGATGCAACGATCGCAAACCTGCTGTGAAAATCTGCATCACTTTGACCACACCTTTGTTCATGAAAGTTGGGGTCAGATTTGCAACCAACTTTTTGAAGTCTATGATATATATTCTATCCATAAGGCACATAAGTTATTTTGCTAAAATCGGTTACTTTAAAATAACCAGATTCGGGGATCTTATACACACCGATCACCTGGGGTGCACCATAACCACCAGTCGTTGGATTGATCCAACTGCTACTAGCTTTAACAATATGCGGGATCTCCACGCCAGGAACATTTTGGAGACTATCAACCAACGAAGCCAGGATCAACACACCATTGAAAGGCAGTTCTTTTAAATGCTTATTAATTGCGATGTCAACCGGTTTTAAACCATCTAAAATATTAGTGCCATCGGCAGCGATCAACAGCGGATCATAATATATTATTGTTTCCAGGTCTAATATGTCCGGAAGATAGTTTGTTACGGTTATGGTATTACCTGCATCCTTGACATCCGCTAAATATTGTTTGAATGATACCAGTTCATTTTCTTGGATTGGAGAGAGCACGCCGTTGTTATCTTCTGTTGCTATTTTAATGATCAAGCGACTTTCGTTTGCTGCCTCATTCACTGCGCAGTACTTGATTATCTTGGAAGATTCGATCTGCTCTGGAGTCAACAGCGTGTTATCGTATTGATCAGTATCTTCAATCAGAGGATATCCAAATTGAAACAACATAGACTTTGTGCGGTACCAGCGTAGCGAATGTGGTTTCATATTAGCAATCTGATCGGTCACATCCTGCTTATGCAGATCAAATAATTGTTCCAATGCCCAGGTGCAGTATGCAAAAACATATGTCCAAAGTCTCCGGATACTTGTTCTACTGCCCGATACCTGAATGTTGTTTGCTGCTAACTGGTCAATGATCAGCTGTTGCCATTGTTCGATTGTTTTTGCCATTACGTTACTACTGTGAAATCCAATTCAATAACCCAGGCACCGATGCCATTTGGTTCGGTGCCTGCGTCAACCTTACTCAATGTTGCCGGCACATAATTGTTTACGGCAAGGAAATCGACCATGTTTGGATCATCCTGATCAACTGCAATAAGCTCTGTTGACGGTCTGATCTCATCAGTGATCGATAGATCATTTGCGATCGCCAATTTCATCACGTCGGTTACATTACCGCCATGTTGTACGGCTAGATCTAACAAGCTTTGATTATGGTCGACAACTATCATTGCTAAATACTTTTATCTTTTAATGCCTGAATAATTTTAACGGCATCAGCCCAGTCCAACTTACCGTCTGCCGTGATATCAATAGCCAGGGCAACGGCTAATTTTAAACGCTCACCGTTTCGGTCTGCATAATCCAATGACTGGAGGATCTCCGAGACCTTGACGATTATTTCCTGTGGATCTGTCAGCTCTGATACCTCCGCAAATAATTTGAAGCGCTTCAAAAAGTCCGGCAAATAATTACGTAACCAGGCTATCAACTTATCGTCGGCTACTGTCGGTGTGATTACCGTAATGATATCCACCACAGGACTGTTTGACGCTTGATAAATTGCATCGACTACGGCAACAGCCGTTTTCAATGCTTTTTTATAACCAGGTTTCAAACCATTGAAGATTGATTTTATCATCTCCACTATTTTTTTGATAAAGTTTTTCATGTTGTTATTTTTTTTAAGTTCTTGTCCAAGGAAGATTTTAAACTTCTGTTTTCAGTTCGCAGAGCATCTATTTCAAGTGAAAGTCCTTCACATTTTTGAGTAAGAACATCGACTTTTGTTACTAAATCCTCAGCCAATCCCCTCCAAATCTGTATTGCCTTATCTACATTGTCCAACTCAGCTGCTTTGATTTCAGCTTTCTGTTTTTTCCGAGATAGCACCCAGGCTACTCCAGCAGAAGTCGTTGCGACAATTAGATCTTGAAAGATGTCCGGTAGCTGCATGTTTTTATTTTTTAAAGTATAGGTCTGATTCTCGTTTTCGCCTTTTCACCAGTCCGGGTAACACCACTTTTTTACCTTTGATCGTGCCCTTACACCAGACCGAAAACCAATAGGGTATTTCGCTATGTAATGGATCGACATTGATACGCTTAACAAGTGTACTTCCTGTCATTCCTGCTTTACCTACGTTGTAAGCAAAGGATACAAGCGCATCAAATTGATTTTGATTGATGGGTTTCTTGACCGCTTTATTGACAGCGGATTCATAACCTACCAACATATTAGCTAATAGCTCGGAAGCCCGGCGCTCAGTGATCGGAAAATCTTTCATCGTTACTTTCTTGCCGTTCTCATAAACCGTCGTACCATATCCGATCGTTGGGACACCAACAGCGTCCAGGTATGGTACAGCAATAAAGCTTTCTTCTTTTTTAATAAAATTGATACCTGCTAATGATATTTTCATATTGTTATTGTTAAGTCTTGTAAATTGTCTTTAAGATCCAAAGTGTAATTCGTGTAGCCATCGTTTTCAAGTTCCACACGGATTTCTCTTATGATCTTGTTTTTATTAAAAATTCCATTCAGTCTGCGCCTGGCTCCGAAACCCACAAAAGGAAATTCCTTCCAATCGGCTTTGTTGGAGATCATGAGCAGCTCGACGTGCTGTTGATCACTTTCGCCCTCACTCCATTCCGTGCCCAGATCGATGAGGTCATAATCTTCGCTTAGTAATAAATCAGTTCTCATGTTATGTTACCTTTCCTTGTCCTGTCGCTGTAACCGCTCCACCGCTTACCGATGTTCCGGTTACTGTTGTATTAACGTCACCAGATCTTACGAACCGATCAATAGCAACAGCCAATCTTTCTGCCTGTCTTTTTCGCGCTTCCTTTGGATCCACATCGATATCACTTTCATCATTAAAAAGATTGAGGATATCGGTGATCAATGTTTCTTTGTTCAATGGCATATCACTTCAATATTTTATTGATTTTCGTTTTGATGAGGCTTAGCGCTGCCACATTCGGACTCCGCCCATTGATCACGATGATCTTTGAAACTTCATCAATCAGATCCGAAAGTACTTTTGACAGCTTATCGTTATCCATCTGGATTAAATGCCCCGTTTTATCCAGTTCATATCTTGCACCTCCGACATTCATGACGACTTTATCGACCTCGCTGCACATCAGTATGCAGGCTTCAACCTGCTGATTATCTATAATGCCGTACAACACGCTACTTCCTTCCGCCGGTATCATTACGTGGCGACTTCCGGGCTTGGTTTCGGTAGCGTGAAAACGGACATCATAGAGCGACGGTTGACCATCCCTTTCTACCGTGCAGCTTGCATCAGTGATCTGGGTTGCGATACCCACACCAATGGTGCGAACGGCTCTGGAGGACATTGTTTTGTCTAAGAAATTTTGGAATACATCCGTCATGCCTGTCTATACTTTAAATGCCAGTTCGTTCTTTCGGCTAATCCCTTCCGAACTGTATGTTTTTGTTACTTTTTCAATGAGATACGTACCCTCGCGGTACGGCTCCCGACGATCGATTATCTGTAAACTATCCCCTGCTTTTGTCAATGGAAAACCGAAACCTGTTATTTCTCCAGTGTATCCCGTATACACCGATTTTTTTAAACGGGCTTCCGCAATCTTTTTGGCGACCTCTTCACTGTCCGCGGCATACTCGATCGTGTGCACGGTAGCGTCCTTGTCCTTACTTCCAACCTCAACGTATGCCTCGGTACTTTTTTTGTTCCGGATCTTGACCCGGACTCTGACGTTGAACTCATCTGCTAAGCGATATTTAAGATCACTTGACTTGACGTTATTCTGTTTGTCGTATACATGCGCCGCTGTAAATCCGATTTTCCAATCCCAGGCAAAGCCGACCGTCAATACGTCACCAACTAACTTTGCATAAAATCCAAACTCTTCCTTTATCTTATCCAGGATCTGGTAAGTGCTCGCATTGTCGATAATATATTTTCCAAGCTGTACGTCGGGACATTCTACTTTTTTGATAAATGTTCCTTGGATCGCATCGGTCAACAATTGTTTTAAGGTGACAGACTTGTAACTCTTGACTATGTTGTTTTGACGCAATGGGTACAGTTGATCACAGGTGATCTCCAGTGGAATGTCTGCCGAGATCTCCCGGACATAACCGCGGTACTCGACATTGATTCCTGTTTCCTCGTATCCAAATTCGATCGTAACCGGATTGCCTGACTTTATGTAATCAAGCGGATATTTATTGTCCAGTTGTTTATAAAATCGAGGTATGACAATCCGTGCTGTCGAGCTGATCTCAGTAATACTTTCTTCTATTTCCACAGATGTGATGTCGTCAAAGTATATCTTACCGATCGTGATCCTGGCAGACATATTCAAGTAGGGCAGCTTTTCCATTATTGCACATTTTGCTTAACAAAGAAAAACTCCACTGGTCGAATACTTCTTGCTGTAAGTGAATACTGTATGGTATCAGCATAGCCGGCAACTCCAGCAAGATCGCAGTCGGTAAAATAAATTGACTTGATATTGAGGTCGTCAAAAAATTGACCTTCAACAGCCATTGCACCAGGATAATTAAAAAACTCGCGCAACTTGATCACCTCTGCTTTTGGATAGTTGTGATTTTTCATGTCGATTAATATGCCCTGGATCCTGATCTCCCAAGATTTATCACCATAGCGCTCGACTACTTCCGCATCGGTACCATCTATTTCGGTGATGATCAGATTTTTCGATTTTGAAAATGAACACATGGGAGGTGGCGCATAAACATCGATACTATCCAGATTGCCCGACAGCATGTTTGCGAAAAACATGCGGTTTGATTGGTCTTTGATTATCGTCATTTCTTCAAACGTTGAGTCCGAAACATACACACCCGATCCCGTAATGCCATTTTCCTCCGCAAACTTTTGTTTGCGGAGGGTTTCACTTTCGTTAGCACTTACGTACCCAAAAGCTGCTTTTAATCGGGATCCTAAATCAAATATCATCTTAATCTTTTTTGATAGTTATCGGTAATCTGTTTGTTTCGAGCAGCCATTGAAACTGTCGGTACTTTTCAAGCCAGACGTCATCTTCAAGATCTTCCGGAAATGGAATGTGCATGAAGTGTGACAACTGTGCATTGATCTGGCGGATCTGATCACCGAAAGTAACTTCCGGTGATTGATCGATGACTGGGTATTCCTCCAGGTAATCTTTAAATTCCTGCAAGGCATTTACGCTATCGGACGTGTCGTCGTCATCCGATAGCGCTAGATGTTTTTTATCCTAGCCTTTCTTACGCTGATCAATTGTCCGATTGCATCGACGCAACCTTGGAATAAACCATCGTCTGCCTTCACAATTTCTTTGTGCGATAACAGACAGCTATTGACCAGGATCTCATCCGCTTTGCCCGGATTCTTGTCTATCCATTTTGTGTATTCAGAAAGGACAGATCGATCCGGCTTACGTACAAGTACGGTCATGTAATCATTACCATCGTCATCCATTGGCAATTCTGCATAGCTGACGTGGTTGGGCTTAAATTTCAATTTTGCCGCATCGATCATTTCTTGGGTTATGCCCTCGGGCAAAGTATTTGTATCTTTCATTTTGGGATGTATTAAAAGTATTAGGTTAAATAATTGACACCGATCACAAAGAGGTCGAATTGTTTCGCCAGTCCCATATCTCCAGTGACTTCACGTCCCTGGCTTTGGAATTTTGCGGTTACAGTGTCGTTAATAATTTCATTGTATTCATTCACGTAACTGACCTGAATATCAAAAGGGCGTTTTCTCAATAGATCGCCACCTACAGACTTTTCGATCGCCACCACAGATGCCATGTACAGCGTGATTGATCCCGCGTGTGTCTTTTTGCCCATGCTCCAACTTGTAGCATCATTTGCCAACGAATGGTTAACCTGGTGCTCCTGTTCCGTAGAGTAGGTGATTTCTTTCACTTCGTCGTAAATGATTCCATCGATAGTGACTACGACATCACCACTGTCGTATGCTTTTCCGTTCTTTCTAACTATTCCCATTACAGAGTCGTTTTAAGATTAATTGTTCCACTTATTCTGTTGATTGTCCCAGTCGGCTGAAGATCAAATGCGACCTCCAGAACCTTTTCGCCGGTCAACAGATCACTGTCGGGATTCGTGTACGTGAGACCTCCAGAAATGAGCTTTTCAGACTCCATGTCGTCAAAAACTTCATTGCCTTTGCTATTGAAACTTTTCACCACACCGATTGCCAGTTTACCCGTTGTTTTATCCGCAGGCTGTACACTTTTGATCTTAGGTAGCAAAGCACGACGTAAACGTCTGACGGCTTCGTCCATCGTACGACCGTATGCGATTGTGGACTCATTCATGATTCCACTTTCTTGGTCTAATATCTCAGGCGCGCAGACATGATCATTGTTAAAGCGATAGCCACTGATACCCGTATAACTCATCGGAAAAATGTAACCTTTCTGATCGAGGGTAGCCAATTGAGCCTCTGCCGTATCGACCTTTTCATGTGAGCTTAATCCACCAGTGACATACTTATTGCGTACGGCATTCGTCAGGTTCAATGTTTCCACCTCTCCAATGTTTTGATTCACCTGGATACTTGACAGCACACCGAGGGCTAAACCGACAGAAGCATATTTTTTTCCAGATGCGAAAGCCAGGCTTTCTGCATAGTCGTAGTCTTGGGCAATGATCAGACTGACTTTGTCCGCTTCCAATCGGATACCGGATCCTGTTGTCAATTCTTTTAAGTTGATTGCTGATTGAGCATTCCCACTGTAGGCACGACCTTCCAACAAAACATGGACGGGACGCTCGGTATCGAATGCCCACAAAGCAAATTCTTGTGCCGGGGCAATCGCTGCACGGATATCGGAGTTGAACCCATCCGTAACCACCTCGGGATTTTCAACCGTAAAGGTTGGATTGATCGCAATCGCTATTTGTCGGATTTCTCCTTTAGCAAAAGCGATCAATTTACGTGCATATAGCAAGCCCGCATCGGTTAGCATATCAGCCGGTTTTAAAGCTTTGTCAACTACCATCAGATACAGTTTTGTTCCTTCCGTGTTCACACGATAGAACTCTTCAATATGATGATAAAGGACAACAGCATTGGCAGTGTCATACGCGGCATCAAGTCCCAACGCTTTTGCATCGTCAGGACGTAGGATTGTGTAGGGAGTGCCCAACACCAACTTTCCGACAACGGCTACACCGCCCACGATCAGCGCACTGATCGAGGTGTCCATACTTCCTGCCGTTGCCGTAGGTTTCCCTTTTTTAAATTGTACTTCGTTCATGAGCTTAGAAGTTGTGCGTTTTCACTCTGTTCTTGTCCTGTTTGGTGCTGAGCAAGGCAAGGTTTTCACTTGTGAAAAATTCGCCAGTGTCTTTATTTTCAAAGACTTTTTCTACACCCAGTTTTTCCGCTATTTCAGCAGCACGTTCGTTGGATTTGCTTTCAGACTTCGCATCTGGTGCAGGTGATTCCGGTGGTGCATTGGGATTAATTTCACCATCTTTTGATGGCAAAGCATCTTTACTTTTATCAGCGGGTTTTTCACCCTTGGCAGGTTCCTCTTCCTGAGGTATCACTTTGATCTTATCACCTAATTTGATACCTGATTCGACAAGTTCCGGCTGATTCTTAAGATTTGCAGCTGTTACTTTATGTTCTACCGTTTCGCCGGTATATCCTTCTGTCGGAAGGACTAGAATAATTTTTTTAAAACCCATTTTTTCAATTATTAATGATGGAAAATTGATTGATTACACGTTCGCGGAAACAATCGCCCCACGATGTTCCTCTGCTGTAGGAAGTACAATTCCGTACTGGCGGAAATTGACCAAACTACGCTGATGCTGCGTGTCCTGTTTTGCTTCTGACAGATACATCTTCGTCCAACCCATCGCTTTTGCAGCACGATCCAAAGAAAAGAATGTCGATGCTTTATGATCAGTTGCTGCCGGAACTGCACCATAGCTCAACTTTTGTTTAGTCGCTGGGTTGAAATATGGTGAGCTGACATGTGAATGGATGTCAAATGACAATAGATTCGGTTGGATATT